TACCATACTGACGCACAAGGACCTGTCCCGATCGAAATGCTCGAGGCCTGGACAGCTGGCGGATAACTTTGCAATTCATTATGTGACGCAGCAGACACCGCACCAAACACACCACTTTCAGTCGTTTTCACAGCTGCAAGCGGATCAGTTTTCAACTTTGACGTACAGCCAATTTTCCCAAGCGCCGGCGGAACAGCTCCGGACGCTCAGACTGTATCGCTCAGCTTCACTTGCGTAACCACACCAACACTCTAAAGAAAAGAAATCGGGAGCATGAAACTAAAAATCCAGATCGAAACGAACGACGGAAAAGTTACTACGACAACAGCTCAGCCCCCTGAGTTCGCGAAGTGGGAACAGAAAACAGGATTTACAATCCAACAGGCTCAGGAGAAAATCGGAATTTCCGATCTAATGTTCCTAGCGTGGAACGCTTTAAGACGTGAGGCAGCGGGTAAGCCCGTCAAGCCTTATGAAATTTGGTGCGATACGGTAGTCGATATTACGGTCGGAAATGACGAAGTCCCAAAAGCCACAGCCGAGGAAGCCTAAGTTATCTAATCGTCGAACTGTCGATCGCGACAGGGATACCGATGAGCGAGTGGGTGGACGCGGCGGATATTTTGACAGCGCTGGAAGTATTGGAGAAAAGAAATGGCGGAAAGTAAGGAAGTCGTCCAGTACGACAAAGCCGAACTCCGAGCCATTACAGGTGCGTTTAAAGCTATGGACGCGGAAGCGACCGACCAAGCTAAAGAGCAATCGAGCGCGCTGGCTACTTACTTACAGGGCAAAATTATCACTAAGGCGGGGTCGCTTAATTCGTCGCCGGTGGCTAGTCGAATCGCTGAGGGTTCACGCGTAAGCAAATCCTCAAAGATTGGCGAGATGGGATTTGGTTACGTTAGCCAAAAGTTTAGTGGCGGCGCGACTACCCAAATGCTATGGGGTGGCTCAGAATTCGGATCGAATAAATATAAGCAGTTTCCAATTTGGTCAGGATCAACCGGGCGAGGATCGACGGGTTATTTTATTTATCCAACTTTAAGAGCTGAGCAGTCCTATCTCATAGCTGAGTGGGAAAAGGCGTTTACTACAATCGTTAAGAGGTTCGACTAATGGCCGATGGATCAAGAACGCTTAAACTCTCGATCCTTGCGGACGTCGATAATCTTAAAAAGGGATTGACTCAAGCTGGCGACGATACGGATTCGTTCGGTACAAAGTTAGGCAGTTTCGGCATTAAGGCTGGAGCGGCGTTCGCTGCGGCGGGTGCGGCCGCACTCGCTTACGCGGGCGTTGCTTTAGTTGAAGCTACAAAAAACGCCATCGCCGACGAAGAAGCCCAAAAGAATTTAGCGCTTACTTTACAAAATACGACTAAAGCAACGGACGCACAAATCGCAGCCGTTGAAAGTTATATCACCCAAGTTTCGCTATCCAAAGGCATAACAGACGACGAATTACGTCCGGCGTTTGAAAGATTAACAAGAAGCACAAAAGACGTCGAGGAAAGTCAAAAAGCATTAAATTTGGCTTTAGATATTTCTACCGCTACCGGTAAGCCTTTAGAAACTGTAGCTAATGCGCTGGGTAAAGCTTACGATGGAAACGCTGCCGCGCTAGGAAAATTAGGTTTAGGTATCGACGCGAATATCCTCAAGTCTAAAGATATGGACGCGATCACTACAGCGCTCGCAGAAAACTTTGGTGGCTTTGCTACTCAAAGAGCCGAAACCTTTAGCGGCAAAATGGATCGTTTAAAAATTGCTTTTGACGAAGCAAAGGAAACCGTCGGATCTTTCGTGCTGGACGCGATCACTCCGTTAGTAACTCTTTTCGTCGATAAAGTAGTCCCGGCCGTTAATGATCTATCCGGCAAAATTGGCGAGGGCTTAAAGCCCGTTTTTAAAAATATAACCGATTTCGTTAGAGATTCAGTTATCCCTGTATTTACCGATCTTTGGGATTATTTTACTACCAATATCGTGCCGCTCTTTAAGAATTACGCTGAACTATTAAGCCTAACCCTTTTGCCAGCGATTAAAGCTGTCTGGGGCTTTATTGACGAATATCTAATCCCGATCTTTAAACTTACCCTGACTCCGGTAATTAACGGCGTTAGCGCTGTATTTAAAAAGTTATCGGAATTCGTCGAGGAAAATAACGGGATATTTACTTTCTTTGGCGCGGTTATGGGAGTGATCGGAACGGCTGCGAAATTCTTAGCTCCTATTATCGGTACAACTTTAGGCGCTGCGTTTAAAGCCGTTTCGATAGTAATTGACGCGGTAAGTTTTGCGATTTCTGGCGTGGTCGCAGCCATTAACTTAGCGATCGACGCCGTTAATTTACTTATCAAGGGTTACAATATTGTAAATAATATTAAGCCCGGATCGAAAGATTTATCGTTAATTCCGGAGATTAACCTAGCTAAAGGTGCTAAAGCTGCGTCGGTAAGTGCGACAACAGCTGCGGGAATTAAAGCAAGTATCGAAAAGGAAGTCGGAAACGTTGCCACTCAGGTAGCAAAAGAAACCGCAGCAATTACAAAAACAGCGGCAGCCTCTAGCGCGGCTACTGCTTCGACTGTTGTTAAAGATGAACTCAAAGCGGGCTTAGGCGGCACTACTGGAAATATCGGCGAAGCCATGTTTAGAATTCGCCAAATGGAAGCGGGTTATATTCCGCCAGTAGCTCCAACGGATACAAGTATCGGCGAGCGCATGTTTGCAATTCGCCAAGCCGAAGCCGGTAACGCTGCTCCGACTATTAACGTGAACGTATCAGGGGCAATCGACCAAGAGGGAACAGCTCGACAAATTGTAAACGTGCTAAATAATAGTTTTTATCGTGGCACTAATGGCGCTGGAGCGTTAGTAACGTGACGCTATTTAACCCAATTTGGCGCGTAAAGATTCAAGGCGTCGAATTCACTACTTACACGCTGGCCAATCTTGTAATTTCTAGCGGGCGCGATAATATTTACCAACAAGCTCAAGCGGGCTATTGTAATTTACAGCTGATAAATCTCGAGCAACAGATCGTTAATATAAATATTAACGATTCAGTTTCAATCGAACTCCAGGATTCCACTTCAACGTTCGTCCCTATTTTCGGCGGTACTGTCGTCGATTACGGAATCGAGATCATTACAGCCGGTAGCGTGGGGCTTAATCAAGTCATACAAATAACAGCGCTTGGAGCGCTAAGCCGCTTACCTAAAGCGCTTACTCAAGGAACGCTAGTTAAAGATTTCGACGGCGATCAGATTTATCACGTTTTACAGGATTTACTATTAAATAACTGGGGAGAAGTCCCAGCGGCTCTTACTTGGGATAATTACAATTCAACCGAAACGTGGGCTAACGCTCAAAACGTGGGATTAGGCGAAATAGATCGTCCCGGCGATTATGAGCTGTCGGCTCGCTCGGCAGATACGACCGATATTTATTCGCTTGTTTCAGCGCTTGCTACCTCGGGGCTTGGCTATATTTATGAGGATTCCAACGGCCTTATCAGCTATGCCAGTTCGACCCATAGATCGGTTTATTTATCCCAAAACGGTTATACAGATTTAACAGCAAATCACGCAATATTTAACGGACTTAAAATTCAGACTCGAGCTGGCGACGTTCGAAATGACGTAACCTTGAAATATAAAGAAAATAATTCTCAAGAAGTAAGCGCGTCAGATTTAGATTCCATCGCTTTATATGGTCGCTTGGCTCAGGTCATAAATACGACAGTCGATAAAACGGTGGACGCCCAAGATCAGGCGGATTTTTATTTAAGCATAAGAGCTACGCCTCAAGCGAACTTACAGTCGATCACTTATCCATTAACTAACCCAGAGTTAGACGACGCAGATCGTGACGCGTTAATTAAAGTATTTATGGGTTTACCTGTAGCTATTAGCGATTTACCTTTAAACATGGTTGCTGGAAATTTTCTGGGTTTCGTTGAGGGCTGGACTTTCAAGGCAGCCTATAATGAGATAGACATAACGTTAAATCTTTCACCGATAGCTTATTCACTTCAAGCTATGAAGTGGGAGCAAGTACCTATTACCGAATCGTGGAATACTATAACCGGAACGCTGACGTGGGAAACCGCGACAGTAGTAGCATAAGGAGAAAAAATGACTAATCCAACTTTTAACTTCGGCTGGCAAATGCCAACAAGTACCGATCTGGTTACCGATCTCCCAGCGGATTTTGAGGTATTTGGTCAGGCAGTCGATACTTCGATGGCCGATCTCAAGGGGGGAACTAGCGGTCAAATTCTCTCTAAAGCTTCAAATACGGACATGGATTTCACTTGGATAACTAACGAGGTCGGCGATATTACAAACATCGCAGTCACTAGCCCAATTACAGGCGGCGGCTCAAGTGGTTCAGTAACTATCGGCGTGGACGCTGGCACAACTAGCGCAGCCGGCGTCGTCCAATTAACAGATTCAACTTCTAGCACTTCAACAACAACAGCCGCTACACCTAACAGCGTTAAAACTGCTTATGATTTAGCAAATTCAGCTGCGCCAAAAAATTTAACTTTAAACGCTCAAACTGGAACGACTTACACTTTCGTTTTAACAGATAATTCCAAATTAGTAACAGCTTCTAACGCTTCCGCGCAGACTTATTCAATCCCAACAAATGCCAGCGTTGCTTTTCCTATTGGTACTCAAATAAATTTAATCCAAATCGGAGCGGGTCAAGTCACCGTTAATGCGGTAACTCCGGGAACGACCACAATAGCTTCAAATGCTGCGACTTCTGCTTCGCCAAAATGTCGCAATCAGTATGCGGCTATGACTTTGATTAAAGTAAATACCGATCTTTGGTACTCAATAGGAGATATTGCCTAATGCCAATTTTAGGAATTTTTGACGCGGGAAGAGTAAGAAGTGTTTCAAGCGTGGAATACTTAGTCGTTGCTGGCGGCGGCGGTGGTGGAAGTTATGGCGGCGGTGGCGGCGGAGCGGGTGGTTTCTTAACTGCTACGGATTTCGCGGTTACTGCTGGAGTTGCTTTAACGGTTACAGTCGGCGGTGGTGGAGCTGGTGGCGCAGCTGGCGCTTCAAATAATGGTTCGGCTGGCAGTAATTCCGGTTTTAGTTCGATTGACCCCCACCATTTCCGCCCCTTCCGCTTCCACC